GTGTGGTTTTCTTTGAGCCAGCTCCAAAGCATGTTCAATGTCGATTTACGAGGTTCGAAAGCAACCGAACCTGACGAAAAACCCATTTTGTTCCAGTGTTCAAGACCATCATACTGAGATAAACCACCGGACTTAGTATTGCCATAAAGAGAAGTAGTTGTAACTCCAACAAGAACATCATCATATTGTTTTTTCCAATCATTCTGTACAGTATCGGCAAGACATAACAATGCCAATAACTTACCACCCATATAGTTGAAACCCAAAGGTTGTAATGGAACGATTGTAGAACCAATGGCAGTGTGATTAATCATACCTTGTTGTGTCTTAACATCTCTGGCCCATCCAATTTCTTTATCTCTTGGAGTCAAATCCAAGAAGTCGGATGATATACAAATAACACCTAGGTACTTACCTGTTACTTCATCTACAATAGTATAATAAAGATTACGACCAATATTAGAATTGTTTTTCATTGTGGATGAAAAGGTACGAATCGTATTCCACGTTTCAGCCAAATCACCATTAGATAATACCAATGTTGGTTTCAGTTTTTCGTAGTCATCTGGACCTTCAGGCATCCAGAAATTCTTTTTAACCTTATCAATCAGAGTCTGTTGGCCAACATCAATTAATTGGTGGTCATCACCATATAATGTGGTGATAGTTCTAGTAGGATATTTCTCATGCACCTCACACCATTTCTGGTACAAGGTATACTCACGCACATCCATTTGAGATGCGTAAGTTAAATCTTTGATGAGTGTTTCTTTGAGTGTATCGGTATCAATGTGTTCAAATCTATCAGAAGTAAATTCATCAGACCATAAACGCCATTGTTCTTCTACATCAGGTATGTGCTTTTTGGTTGCCATTAGTCATCTGTTTCATCATCTTAGGGTTAAAGTATTTACGTCTAATTTTTTCCAATTTCTTTAGGCCAAATTGTAACGCAAGAGGTTTTACCCTTGAAGTATACATGATTCCGTTCATATGGTCAAGCTCATGAAGGAAACACCGTGCAGATATGCCATCAAAGATTGCCTCTTTTTTCGCACCTGTAAAATCTTGGTATTCCACCCAAATCTTTTTAGGTCTGGTAATACGTAAGGTCAACAATGGCCACGATAAACATCCTTCTTCTATGTGAGATTCACCTTCAGATTTAATCAATTTAGGATTAAAGAATGCCACATATTCATCATCGGTACCCATAACAAAAACTCGGTGTGGATAACCACATTGGTTGGCAGATAATCCAAAACCATTATGTTTTTTACAAGTTTCTACCAACGTAGATGCAAATGCATTTGGATTCATTGGAGGATTACTAAAATCAAATTCAGGTAAAACATTATATAAACCTGGCCAATCGGCCGGTGCTAGTTCAAATGTTGGTATGTCAAGTTTAATCTTGGCGGCTTCTTTTGTATCATATAAAATAATATCGTCACTCATTTTGCAATCCTTGAAAAGTTATTCTTTTTCTCAAACTTAATAATTGACCTAAACTTGTCAAAGAGTTGGTCACCTTTATGGGATATAACGAACACGTTAGTGTCTGTACCCATTTCATTAATCAATTTTAGAAATTCTTCCGTACCAACGGTATCTAAACTTGAATCAAACACTTCATCCAATATCAATAGGTTTGTATTGGTGGAGTTCTTTAACTTGGCAATCTGTCTCCATGTGAATAACAAAGCCAAGTCAATACGCATCTTTTCACCTTCAGAAAAATTGGCATAAGAGAATTCATCACGGTGCCTACTCTTAATTGTTTCTTCAAAGTTTTCGTTGATGTTAAAGTTGACAAAGAAGTCCATTGCAGTCAGGTACTTATTAATTAACTTATTCATAATTGGCAAATACTGTTTGATGATTCTGGTTTTAATACCACCATCTTTTAATAATGTACCTGCAAATTCATGGTAATGTTTTTCTGATAACTGTTCTTTGTATAACTGGTTGTAAGTTTCCAGTTCTTGTTTCAGTTCAGTTAATTTCTGGTCAGCACCTTCTGTACCAACTTGTTTATTAGTCAATTCATCTATCTCACCATTTAATTTTATTATGTACTGTGCAATGGATGTCATAGTGGAAGTATGTTTAATAATTTCACCGTTATGTGCATTGATATGATTAAGAATATTGGTGATTTCTTTTACTTCATTGGTAACTTTAGTCAGTTCTTCATCAATTTCTTGAAGGCCAGTCCTTTGTGTATTAATTTTCTCTGACTTTTCTTTAACTTGAGAATCTTTCCATTCAGGTGTGATTGATTGTTTGCAGGTTGGACAGTCATGGTGGTTCTCATAGAACTGAATATCTTTTTCATTTCTGTCAATATTAGTTTGAACCTTACCTTTGATTTGAAACAAACCTTTGGCTTTCTTATCAAGTTTTTCTTTCTTATCACCAACTTTACTTTGTAATACCGTAATGTGTTTGTTAATCAATTGAATATCATTTTGTAATTTATTATGTTGTTCTTTTGATTTTCCAATTTCTTCAAATTTCTTTTTGATTTCTGCATCATTGTTCTTTTTATTTTCTTCAATGTTCTGCATCTGTAGATTGATTTTTTCTTCTACAAGTTTGATATCATATTTTGATTTGGTAATACCATCTTTTAATGACGACATTTTCTCTTTGACAATGGCATTCATTGACGAGAATATTTGTATGTCTAATAAATCTTCAATGATGGTTCTGCGGTCTGCGGCCGAGAGTTGCATGAATGGTACGAAGGATGCTGAACCAAGTATGACGACTTGCGTGAAGGATTTGTAATTTAACTTGAGAATATTTTTCTCTAATACTTCTTGGTAATCCTTTGAAGCGGCATCTTGGTTCAGCAATACATCGTTCAGGTATATTTCAAACAGGTTTGGTTTGATACCACGAATAACTTTATATCGTTTCTGGCCAATATTAAATTCAACTTCCACAACAGCATCACGACCATTGATAGAATTCAATAATTGGGGCTTATTTATCTTACGAAACGGTTTACCAAATAAACCGAAGCATAAAGCGTCTAAAATAGTGGATTTTCCAGCACCATTTTGACCAATAATCAACGTATTTGTGGATTTGGTAAAATTAATTTCCGTAAATGAAGCCCCGGTGGAGAGAAAATTCTTCCACCTAATTGTTTGAAATAATATCATGCTTGTTCAGTATTCAATGCCTCTACGTAGAGTTCTTTCAATAATGTTTTCAATTTGTCGTTATCAATACCATCGTCTTTAATAGTTTCCACATATTTGTTTAATGTGGTCAATGTATCTTCGGCTTGGTCCAACATATCATCATCAAGACCTTCTGTAAGGTCTGTGAAATCTTCAGCGATTGTAACATCCACTGGATTGACATTATAAAGGTTACTCATCATTTTGTCAAACAAATATGGATTGGTTTTGTTAATTACTACCACTTTCACATACTTGCCTGTATATTGAGATAAGTCCATATTTGTAATATCTGTAATGGTATCTTTTTTGTCATCATAGGTAATACGATGGAACATTTTGTTTGGGTTCTTTATGAATTCAAGCGAACGCCGGTCCATATCAAATATATGAAAACCCCTATCATCATTATAGTCTTGCCAAGTAAGTTCATATGGGTTTCCCAAATAGAAAATACCATCAGCGTTGGACCTATGATGATAGTGACCAGAAAAAGTATATTCAAACTTTCTGAATAGAGAACGTTCTAGTCCTTCATGTGATGGCATACCACGATACATGGCAAAACCAGCAACCTCTAAATGACCCATACAGATTGTGGCTGATGTGTTTTTTATTTCCAACATGGAGTTTTCATAATTATCGGCACATATCCAAGGCAACATACAAACATCATATGATGTTTCACCATAGTTTAAATGTATGGTTTGTGGTGAATCAATTACATTGATGTTATCATATTCTGCCAAAAGTAAGTCAACCGAATTAACATCATTCGTATTCTTAAAGTATGTATCATGGTTACCAGCCAACATATGTACTTGTATATTTTGGTCGGCCAACCTGTCAAAGAACATCTGTTTGGTACGTTTCAATGTAAAAAAGTTTACATATTTACGCCTATCAAACGTGTCGCCAAGAATAAGAACAGTATTAATTCCGGCACTTTTAAGAGTAGGGAAGAATACTTCATCATAAAATTTTTCATAGAAATCCAAAAAGTGTGTGGAATCATTACGTGCTCCGAAAATGTTGGTCGGTTATTATTGCTACTTTCATTCCGACACCTCCTTATCAAATTTTTTCATGTTAATGTTATTAGGTCCATCACATCCAATTCTGGATTCAGGATCTATTCCGTTCAAATAATATTTTTTATATAAATGTTTTGTGACTTTGGTTTTATCTTGTAGTTCACGCCAGCCGTAGTATAACACACCTTTATATTCAATGTCAAGTGTATTGTGTATATCTTTACCTTTTAGTCCATGTTGACCATTTTTTCTTGATGTTTCGGATGTTAATACACCAGTTTTCCACCGTTCTTTCATTTTTTCTGAATGTTGTTTTCTCCTATCGTCACTATTCATCCAACTCTCCAAAACACTTTTTCTTTTATTTTCATAATATTCTTTAGTGGCTTCTTCTTTGTGCCACCAATATGAAGGATGATTTTCTCCTTTTAATCCATACATATGATTGGCTTCACCTGGCAAAGAAGAACCCCAAGGAACAGTATTGAATTTTATATCACATTCAAAATTTTTTAATGATTCAAAAATATCATCTTCCATAAACACCTCCTATGAATTATTTAGTATAGTTTGGTGCCAAAAATGATTTATTTTACCTTTGACTTTTCAATGTCCAATACTCTCTGTCTCAATTCTGTAGTACTGAAACTGTGTTGCCTACTATTAAAATATACAGATATTGGTAAATTATAACCAGTAAATTGTTTATCTCTATATTCCTCACCAATAATCCTAACATCAATTTGATAGGAAGTCAATATGTCCATCAATTCTTTTTCTGTGGCATATGGTATAATTTCATCAACATACTTACAAGCCTGTATCTGTATAAATCTTTCCAATACCGTTTGTACTGGTTTGTTTTTAAGACCAGGTCTATCAATTGTAGGATCCATTTGTAATCCAACAATCAAGTGGTCACATTGAGTCTTTGCTTCTTTTAACATCATCACATGACCTGCATGAAACAAATCAAATGTTGAACAAGTAAATCCAATTTTCATAATCACTCCTCAATAAATTTTTCAAGTCCCTTTGGTTTCTTTACCGCATCCTTTTCGGCTTTCTTTGCACTTCTGGCATCTTCATATGTTTCAATAAACTCGGCAATATTGTCATAGAGTTCAAATTGTCTTGTAGAACCATCTTCGGATTCCATCATTTCAAATTCATCCAGAATACCATACATCTCTGTGGCCTTGTATTTGACGTATAGTTGTTTCTTTTCTTTCTGTATGCGTCTTAGAAAAGCAAAGTAAATTACTTGTGTAAAGTATGCAAATGGATTTTTAGATTTGGTTTCATCAAAGTTCTCAAAGTACATAAGACAGTTTTCAATACCATCCGAAATCATTTCATCTCGGTAACTGTAATTAATGAAGTTAGGTTTGTGAGATAACCCTTCTGCTATCTTCATAAAGCATTCACCAATGTAATTTGGTATCTTAGGTTTAGGTTTATTTTCTTGGCTGGCAAGTATGCAAGAAGCCTTGTAATCCGTTAAGGCCTTTAGAAAATCTTGATTGTTAATATAATGTTTCTGTTTACTCATTCAAATATACCATAAAAAGTTGTTGACAAAAGGCTTGACAAATGTTACATTCAGTATGTAGCCCCCATGATGTTTAGTGTAATTTTATATTCTTTAAGTTATCCATTTCATCCATAGCACTTAAAACCTCCATCATATATTCCTTTTCTTCTTCAGTTGAAGCGTTCTTTTTCTTTTGGATGGATTCATTTACTTTCTCCACGGTAGTGTGGAAATATTCCTTAAAGTCATCACTTGGTTCCATAACACAGAGAATATCTTCCCATTTTACTGAGGCACGATTTTCTTTAATCATGGCAATTGGAAGCCATTGTTGCATTACTAAATTCATATTTCTAATCTCAAACATCATAGGTTCTATGATATCAACAACCTCAGCATTTAGGTTGTCAAAGAAACAAATAACATCCATACCATCTTTGAATCTAACAATCTTTACTTCATTTTCCATCTTTGATTCCTTTTTTCATATAGTTTATTATTCTTTCAAATTCATCAATTGTTCCATTATTTTTTAACCTATTTGCTTTTGAACTTATAATTTCTATATTTCCTTTTATGTATCCTTTGCTATTATCTATTCTATCCAGAGTGGGTACATTTTGTTTATTGTGAAATCCTATTTGTATTCCAAATACGGGACAAAATTCAGGAATAATAATGTCAGTTTTTTCTAAATTGAAATCTAAATTTTTTTTCTTTGCTCTATGTTTAGCATGACTTAATAATTCTGATTCTATATTTTCTCTATATTGTTTTCTTCTGTTTTCTGTAGAATAATTTTCTTTAGAATATTTTTTGTGATATTCTTTAATGTGTTTTTTATTTTTTTCTTTATAAGTTTTATCAATTAATTTTTTACACTCCAAACAAGCACCCATAATTAATCTTGGTGATATGTGTCCGTGTTTACATGGTTTTCCAGTAAAATATATTTTATCTCCATCTTCAATAGCTTTATTTCTATTTTTTATAATCATAATATTTCTCCTTTTATATATTTATACATTATACTTTTTGTAGAAGTTTAATATTATATATTTTAAAAGGAAATTTTTCTTCATTGTAAATACGAATCCGTTCAACAAAATGTTGTAGTGTAAAATTCATATGTTTCTTATGTCTCATATCATCTGCAATATCATAGAGTGTGGCCATTTCTTTACCTTCACTTTGTCTTAATCCCCGTCCAATAGATTGAAGATTTCTGACTCTACTTTTAGAAGGAGAAGCAAAAATAATATTATGCAAATTGCGTATATTAATACCTGTACTAAAAGTTCCAAAAGAAGCAACAACGATAGCATCATTTTCGGTCTCCATAATTCTACGAACTTCTTCTCGTTCTGATGTTTCAACGCCGCCATGTATAAAAAATACTTTACGGCCATTGGCTTTTTCTAGTATATCATTATAAAGGATTTGACCATGTTTTTCAACCATTTGATACAATATAAGAGTATTTGTACCTAAACTAATTGCAAGGTTTCTGATGAACCGGTTTCTGTTTTCATTGGTAATAAGATAATCAATTTCTTCCTGGTATGTTGCAGATTTCATTCGTTCAACAACTTCATCCGAATGCCGTAATACAAGACATTTGATTTGAAAATCGGACAGTTGTTTATTATCAATCAACTGTTTTGTGGTGATAACTTTTTGCACGGCACCAAACAAACCTTCAAGTACCAGTTTGTGTGTTTTAGTTCCATCCAAAGTACCAGTTAGGCCAATTCGGTATTTGGTTTTAGTGGCTGAAGTCAATATAGATGTAAGTGATTGTGCTTTGAATAAATGTGCTTCGTCACCAATTACATAATCAAACTGTTCAAAGTAACTGGAAGGCATTTGATATAAAGACTGCCATGTGGAAATGATTAATGGTTTGTCTGATACTTTGTCACGGCCTTGATACACTCTATGAACCGCATCTTCTACAAGAAAACCATTGTGTGATGAGTAGTCTGCAAAATCGGAGTACAATTGTTCTACCAAGGAAGTCGTAGGAACGATTATAAGGCCTTTTAGATTCTGATAGTCTAGTAGTTGTCTGAACAACAAATAAATGATTAAGGACTTACCTGAGGCGGTTGGAGACAATAATAATGCTCTACGTTGTTGCATTGCATGAATGAAAGCATTTCTTTGATGGTCTCTGACCTCAATTGGTTTACCTTGTGAATGTAGATTTAAGGTTTCTACGAACTTATTGAAATGATAAACAGAAAATTCATCTTGTATTTTAAGGTCACCCCAATCAATAAAGTATTGACGTTCATCTGCAAACTCTTGTAAGTAATTAGTAAGACCCAAATATAATTGAGATGTTTGTAGGTTGAAAAGTCTTATCTTTCCATCCCAAACTTTATTTCTGAAGGCCGGAACAAACTGGTGGCCAGGTACAAAGAAGGTAAAATACTCAGATAACTCTCTGGCAACATCACGTTCACAGATTATCTTGGCATACACCTCATCTTTTTTTATAATTTTAATATCAATATCAGACATAATTATTTTTTATTGACCATTGTAATTTTGTTTTTTCACTTAATTTTTTAATATATTCTGGATTTTTATTTCTTGTTTCTACCGCACACTTAATACAACAATATTTTCTTTTATAATCATATCCAGGATTAAATATTATTCTGCAATTTTCACAAGGTTTACTATAATCAACTCTATTTTTTCTTTGTCCTGAAAAATTATTTCCTTTTATTTTTTTGGATCTTTTTATTGACCCTTGTTTTTGTTTTTCGGTTCTATCATTACCTTTAAGTGATGATTTTGGACTAGATTTATTTTTTCTGGATGGTGGCAAGTCTCCACCTTTATTAATATTCCAACCAATATTTTCCGATGGCCTATATTTTTCTTCTAATAATTTAGCTTGTTGTTGTTCTAAATCATCAAACAAACAAACAATTTCAACACAATCTTGTCTACATCTATTTTTTAGGTGTTTATTTTTGTTGTTGTATTTGTGGTCATTAAACCTTTTTTCAATTGTTTGTGAAGTTATACCAATATAACCATCAACAAATGGGTCTAAATGCTCGGGATATTTTATCCAATAAAGTTTATACATATATTTATTTAGACAAATGAAGTCCTTTAGTTGCCAGAAATGAATCGTTCCCAATCAATAAAGGATTTCAATTCCCAATGACGACTTTTCAATTCTGCCATAATAGATTCAATGACCGATATAGATTCTTCGTGGTAAACTTTCTTTTCCAGGAGTTTAATTAAATCTGCATCTGCTTCTAAGTAAGTATTGATATCAGACTTTAATGCAAATTGAAATGGTTCCCATCCGTATTCATCCAGTTCTTCTTTGGACATTTTACCCGTGAAGTATTCCCATTTAATCTTACGCATACGTAGATAATCAAAATGGGCTTTCTTGGAAGCAATTTTATGTTTGGTTAAAATGTTTAGATACTTACTGTGTAGAATAGGTATTCTTAGTAGTTCTTTGCTGGGCTCTGTTTGATCCATAACTGAATCTGTTTCCCAATATTTTAATATTTGTTCAAGATTTTCCATAATTATATAAAGTGGCAATAAAATTACATTATAACAGTTTTATATTATAATGTCAAGTAAGTATATGATTCGTACCTAAATGAAGCAGAAACGGTTGTAATATTATCAGCTGACAATCTAGTATCAAAATTAATATCACCCATACTTACCGGAAATAAATTTCTAAAACCAATTCTAAGTATAGGATTATTAAGATTAGATAACACAGTTAAAGTGGCATCTGAAAAATGTTCACTTCTTTGTAGTTCTTCTCTAACAGTTCTTTTCTCAAAACCATTTGGATCGGCAATTGAAATGAACCAGTTATACAAATTCTTCCAGGTCTGTAGTTCTTCATCAACAATAAATTCAATATCAAGTAAACTATAATCCAATTTGGTACCAGGTGAATACAAATCCAAAAATGGAGTTGTACGTATAACTTCACCCAACTTTATGGATGGTATGTTAACTGATTGACAAAAATACTGTACAGTTCCAATTCTACTGAAAGTCAATAGATATTTTGTAGGTTGTAATAGATTAGTATTTTCTGGACTTCTGGTCAGTGCTGACATTAAATTCTCCTTTATCTACTATTTAGGAGCCAAAAAAAAGGACCTCCGAAGAGGCCCTTTTCAAACACCACTCTACGGTGGCTTCGTATTACATCAAGTTTTTAACTTGGAATATACGGTAGTATTGGTTAGTACGTGGTGTCAAACCGCCGTTACCAACGTTGGCACCTTGTGCGAATGGGTTTGATACCATGCCGTAACGAGTCTTGAATCCAATTTTTGGTTGGAATGTGTACTGGTCAACTGCACGAACCATTTGCAATGGAACGTATGGGCAATAGAACAAACCGGCATCGTATGGAGATGTACCTTTGTATCCAATTGTCACCAATTCTTGGTTAGATGTGTAACCACCGAAATATGGGTCAATGTATACTTTGATACGACCATGCAACATACCAGCAAATGTGTTGCCTGTATCATCAACTTGTAGGTCAGCAGATAGAGCAGGTGTGTAAGAAAGAACACCAGCCATTGCCATAGCGGAAGCAACGTCAGATGATACAATCATCACGTTACCTTTACCTCTACGAGTTGCTTTTGCAATCACGTTAGCGTCACGTTCAATTTGGAAAATCAAACCTTTGAAACGTTCAACAGACCAACGACCGTTTGAGTCAGTGTCTAAGTCGAATGTACCAGTAGTTGTTGTACCATATTGAGCACCTGCAACAGCGGACAAATAGATAGTACGAATAACTTCACGGTTGATTTCAGAAAGAATCTCTGTAGATAGAATGTTAGACAATTCTGTTTCAGCATCCAAACCATGGATTGCTTTCAAGTCTTGTGCAAGTTCTAGTGAGTATTCTGCCTTCAACGCACGGCTTTGAGCAGTAACAGTAACTTTCTCAATAGAGAATGCCATCTGATTAAATGCATCTGTAACGTCATCTTTACCAAGACCTTCAGCCTTAGCTGTTGTCATTGAAATACCAGTTGTAAATGCGTTAGCAGTAAAGTCTGATACTGGGTTGGTTGCAATGTCAGCACCACCGATACCTCTGAAACCATACAAGTTTGTTGTAGAGTTAGCACCAGAGAATTGTGTGTTAGCTTCGTTGAAGAATGCTTCTGAACCAGTTTGTGAATTGTACTTAGCACGCATTGCAAAGATAAGGCCTGTAGGACCTGTCATTGGCTGAACGCCAGCAACATCATAAGCAATCAAGTTTGGAAGAGCACGGCGAACCAAGCTAATCAAAATTGGGTCATAGTTAGAAATACTAGAACCTGTTGCGTTGGCAGGTGTTGATGAATATGCTGTTTCATTCAACGCTTGTGCATCTTGACGCATTGCTTGTTGTTGGTTTTCCAAAACAAGAGCTGTAACAGCACGCTTGTATGGATCTTTAATTGATTCCAATTCTGGGTGGTTAAGAACCGGATCCCATTTTTGTTGTAGTTCTTCTGTTAGATACATGAGTGTCTCCTTATAAGTATCTTTTATTGGTAAATTCTATTTATTTAGCCAATGATTTAGAGATTGATTGTGCGTATTGAGCAATCGAAGGATCATCAGAAACTATTTGTTTCTTTTCTTCTTCAACTGTAATTTCCTCGTTTAGAGCAGAGCTGTCTGGGGATTTAACTTGGCTTTCAAAATAAGATTCTCTTAATGTAACCACTTTATCCACAAATTCTTCCATTGTAGTAAACTCTACACCCTCTGCGAGTGATTTTAATTTTTCTACTTGAGTCTGCGTTAGGCCTTCACATACTGCATGTATAGCCTCTGATTTAGTTTTTTCGTTTAATTCTTTTTTAAGTTGAATTGAAGAATTGATTTGTTCATTCAAAGAAGCTTCAAGTTCTTCCACACGTGTTGTCAATTCTTCAACAACGTTAACTTTTTCTTCTGGAATGTCAATGTAATGTTCAACAAACAAATCTTTTAGGCCTTTGATAAAGTCTTCCACGATTTCGGCACGTAGACCTTTTTCAACTGCCAATGCATTTTCTTTCATCCATTCTTCGGCCATGTAGTTCATGTAGTCATCAACTTTGGTAGCCAAATCTTCTTTAACTTCTTCAACTGCTTCTTCAAACTGAATAACCAATTCGTTTTGAATATCTTCCAAAATTGATTCAGTACGTGCAATAACAGCAGCTTCAAAAATTGTTGTAGCTTTAGAAACAAATTCTTCTGAAAGATTTTCGTTGCCCAATAGAGCATCCATATCTTCTTTCATTTTTTCTTTCATCTTTTCTTTTTTCATTGCTGCTTTAATCATTGCTTTATCTTGAGCAGCATCTTCATGTCCTTCTTCTTTTTCTTCAGCAACAACATCTTCATCAGAATCAACTTCTTCTGGTACGTGCATTTGTGCAGCACCAGGATTTGGTTGCATTGTTTGTTTTGCCAATTTAGCTTTGATACGGTCACGAATAGAACTGTAATCAGTTGCTGGTTCTTGATTTGTATTTACCAAATCGGAACGGCCTTTAGATTGTTGGTCTTTGTCACCAGAAATTTTTGAACCTGGTTCTGAACCAACTGGTGGTGTTGCACCTGGAGGTGTTGCTGATGGTACACCTTTTGTGTAATCAGGATTTGTATCATCCTTCATCTCTGGTGAATCGCCAATTTTGCCAACATCTTTTTGTCCTGCAACAACAGATGTGGATAGTTTTGATGGTTTATCTTGGCCACCTTTTTTAGATGAAACACTTGCTTCTAAAGTTTCTTTAGAACCTTCGTCTAGTAAAATTGATTTAGCGGCTTCTGACAGATTAAATTTTGCCATTTTGAAAATCTCCTTGATTTTATATTGGATATTTATAATTAAAGTTTTTTGACAAATGATTCCCAAATGCGTAGACTTACTTGTTCTATCTCTTTACGTGAAGCTTGCTTGATTTCTTGCTTTGCTTCTTCGTATTGATACTCAGTCCATACGCCATTGACCATCATCCATTCTTTGCCTTCCATGATGCCTTGTACAAAAGCACCAGGTGCAGAAGGGTCTGCTACAATATCTGCCGCTGTGGCTAGATGGAAGTCTCCTTGAACAACGTTTATACCGTTTTCCATTTTTAAAGAACCCATAC